CCTGTAGAACAATACCTTATACAAAAAGAAAAACGTTTATTCAAAGGTTTTGAAGAGTACAATGATATCACAAGATTTGTGTTTGACTTGGAGACGACCGCTCTTGAACCAAAAGACGGTCGTATATTCATGATAGGAATTAAAACAAATAAGGGTTATCAAAAAGTAATTGAGTGTTCTAATGAAGATGAAGAAAGACGTGGTTTAGTAGAATTTTTTAGAATTATAGACGACTTAAAACCAAGTATTATTGGTGGTTACAATTCCGCAAACTTTGACTGGCACTGGATTTTTGAAAGGTGTAAAGCACTTAACGTTGACATAAAAAAAATATGTAGAACATTAAATCCCAATCACAATATCAAACAAACTGAAAACTTATTAAAGTTAGCCAATGAGGTTGAAAGATACAATCAAGTTGGTATGTGGGGTTACAATGTTATTGATATCATACATTCTGTTCGAAGAGCTCAAGCAATCAATTCAAGTATTAAATCTGCGGGTTTGAAGTATATCACCAAATACATCGAGGCAGAATCCCCTGACCGTGTTTATATATCCCATGAAGATATTGGAGCAATGTATCGTGATAAAAACGAATATTGGTTAAATGTTACAAACGGAAAATATAAAAGGGCAGATAAACCTGAATTTGATAATTTAGATAAAAGATTTCCCGGTACATACATCAAAGTTAAGGGTGACAATATTGTTGAACGTTACTTGGACGATGACTTAGAGGAGACTCTTTTAGTTGACGAGGAATTCAATCAAGGTACGTTTCTACTTGCGTCATTAGTTCCAACAACCTATGAAAGGATTTCAACCATGGGTACTGCGACGTTATGGAAAATGATTATGTTAGCGTGGTCTTATAAACATAAATTAGCAATACCAAAGAAACAGGAAAAAAGAGATTTCGTAGGTGGACTATCAAGATTGTTAAAAGTAGGTTACTCAAAAGATGTGTTAAAACTTGACTACTCGTCCCTATATCCATCTATTCAATTAGTTCATGATGTATTTCCAAGTTGTGACATAACAGGTGCGATGAAAGGTATGTTGGCATACTTCAGGAATTCTCGTATTATGTACAAGAACTTAGCCAAAGAATGGCAAGACAAAGACAAGAAAACATCACTAAAATTTGACAGAAAACAACTACCAATTAAAATATTTATTAACTCATTATTCGGAGCTCTTTCTGCCCCACAAGTATTTGCTTGGGGTGACATGGATGAAGGAGAAAAAATTACTTGTACTGGTCGACAATATTTGAGACAGATGTTAAGATTCTTCATGAAACGTGGTTACACACCATTAGTGTGTGATACTGACGGTATGAACTTTTCATTACCTGAAGGTGGTGTAGAAGATAGAAAATACATTGGTAGAGGTTTAAATTGGTTAGTGAAAGAAGGTAAAGAATACACAGGTTATGATGCTGACGTTGCCGAGTTTAATGATATATTCATGAGAGGTGCTATGGGTTTAGATTGTGACGGAACTTGGAAATCTTGTATAAACTTAGCTAGAAAAAATTATGCGACTCTTGAACATAAGGGTAAAATCAAATTAACGGGTAATACAATCAAATCCAAAAAGTTACCATTGTACATCGAAGATTTCTTGGATAAAGGAGTTAGGATGTTATTAGAAGGGGATGGTAGAAGTTTTATTGAGTGGTATTACGAATACCTAACTAAAATCTACAACAAACAAATTCCACTTGTTAAGATTGCTCAACGTGCTAAAGTTAAGTTAAGTATGGATGATTATATTAAACGTTCTAAACAAAAAACTAAAGCCGGTGGTGCGATGAGTATGATGGCTCACATGGAGTTGGTGATGAAAAATAAACTTAATGTTAACTTGGGCGATGTGATTTATTACGTTAATAATGGTCTTAAAGCATCTCAGGGAGATGTTCAAAAAGTAACCCCACATAAATTAACTAAGAAACAAAGAGACGAGTATTTTAAAATACATGGTAAAGACGCACCTCCTGATAAAACCGAAGTTCAAATTAATTGTTATTTATTAGACCAAAAAACAATAGAGGAGAACCCTGATTTAACAGGTGATTACAATGTACCAAGAGCAATTACAACATTTAACAAACGTATTGAACCACTATTGGTAGTTTTTAAAGATGAGATTAGAGACAGTTTATTGGTAGGTAATCCTGAAGAAAGAAGTTTCTACACAAAAGAACAATGTGTGTTAATTAATGGTCATCCTTTCGAACCAAAAGACCAAGATAGATTAAAAGAAGATTTGTTAGATATTACTGATGACGAATATAAGTTTTGGAACAGAGTAAGTCTTGACCCAAATTATATGTATGGATTAGCTGAAAATGGTTGGGAAAATTTTATGTAGTTAATTAAGTTTAAGTCCATCAGAGCTGACTATGTACCAGTTATCCTCTAATAAATAAAATTCAACACATGCACCCTTGTCGATTAAAATTTCTTTATAGTATTCATCAATGTAGTTTTGACTTGGTACAATATAAACTTTAGTCATGGCTTTAATAATGATGTGAGACGTTGTGTTTGAATCCAAAATAATTTTAGATTGTGAAATATCTTTAACTAAAATAAGTTCTTCACCATTACTTGTGTATTCAGGTGTTGTAACAATCTTATATAAAGGTTTTTCATCGGATTGAACCTCAAAACCTCTATGGTGTTTTTCACCAATTCTTTTTCTTACTAAATTTGATTTAATATTAGACATTTTAAATTACGTAAATTTGTCTTGGCATGGCTCTATATTTAAGAGACTTATTTAAATTTTCCGCAATATTAGCCTCACGTTCCATTACTTTTTCAGGTTTTAGTCTAGTTAAACGACCTTCAGCACCAATAAGTTCTTCAATTAATTTTGATTTTTCATCTTTAGCCTCAGTTGCCAATGACGTATAATCCATGGTTAATTCAGAATCAGGAGTTTTTAGATTACCACTAAATTTACCTCTAACTCTTGATAAAGTTTCTTTAGCATAAGCAAAAAACCATCTACGAACCCAAATCTGTGCAGGGTTATTTAAATCTGTCCAAGCTATTTTATCAAATGGAACATCGGATGGTAATCTAATAATATCTGGGTTATCCTTTAAACATTTGTCTCTATCCGAACCTTCAGTATCGTAATACCAATACCAAACTTTACCTCTCATTAAAGTTGCATTACCAAAGTCAAATTTACCTCCTGGTGTGTTCATTAAATGAACTGCCTTTTTACCATCAGGTAAAGCTGTCATTCTATATGTTAAATCACCTGCAATAATCCTTCTTTGGATATTAATTTCCTGCATCCTTAATAACATGTCAAAGGCCGGCATCATAAAATAAGAACCTGAATAACCCATTTGAGAATATCCTGCAGGACCTCCTAAACCAGCACCACCAAGGGCTCCAAATGTCCAAGGGTCAAATAGTAAGTTGTTTAATTCTGATGGAGTAAACCAAAGAAGTTCGTTTAATTCCCTACCCGCAGGAATTTCATATATTTGTTGTCCTTTAACTAATTGAATATAATCTTTCTTTAAAACCCAATCACCACCTGCTTGTAAACCAACTATCTTAGAATATGCGTAAGTGTATCTTGTTTCATAATCTAAACTTTTTGTTGTGAAAGCTCTCGTTAAAGATTGAGTATCTAAATTCAAATTCCAAAGTGAAGTCCATTGAGACTCGATTAACCAATCTTGAACATATTGTGAATAATCCTCGATTGAGAGTTCCAATAATGAATCTAATTGTTCATCTTCCAATTCTACACTACGAAGTGGAGCACCTAATTGATGTCTTAATCTAGTATATAATTTACTTCTTTCTGGTTCTGCTATGATTGCCATGAGGGTGTTGTTTATTATATAAATATCAACTCAAGCTATAAATCAAATCACTTTTTGGAAAAACAAAATTACCGTCAACAATTTTAGAATTTTTATTATTGAACACTAAAATTTCTTTGTTTTTCTTCGAAAATATTAATAAGTTAGTGTAATATTTTTTAACTTGACCAGTATCGAATACTGTGATTGAATCGTCAGTTTCCTCAATTTTAGAAAACGGTTTAATTTGTGCGGTTAATTTTTGACCATTAATAATTATTTCACAATCAATTCCCGCAATCATATCTTGTTTACCACCTAACTCCCCGATTTTCTCAACGTTTTCATCACCAAATTTTTTCTTCAATATTTTAATAGTTTCATCTTCAGTTTTTTCACCCCATTTATCTGTTTCAGTTAAAAGTGACATTATATTTTGAAATGTTGACGAATTGGTTGAAAAAATTCTAAACCTGTAATTATGAATCAAATTAATAAATTTTTTGGTTTCACTTATTTGTTCAAATGGTTTGAGTCCAACTAAACGTATTTCAGGTTTTTTTTGACTAACTAAAACTTTGTTAACATCTTGTAGTAACACACAAAAACCATTATAGTTGGTGTTTAATTTATTAATTACTGACCTACCACTTCTTTCCAAGTCGTAAATTCCAGACATACTTCCTTTTTCATATTGGTCTTTGTCAAAATATTTGTCTTTGAATACTTCTTTTAAAATTTCGTCAATACCTTGTCTAAAAATGTTTTTAACCGAAGGATTAACATTGAAGATAAATCTGATAGATTCTTTCATTTCTCTACTACATTTTTGAGAAACACCTTCTTTTATAATGGTTTTCAAATAATTACTTTCTTCTATTTTAGTTTTCACTTTCATTTTATATAACTTTTCAACAAATTCCCAATTAACGCAATTCCAAAAGTTTTTAATATAATCGTCTCTTTTGTTTCTGTATTTCAAATAATATGCGTGTTCCCACAAATCTAAACCTAATAAAGGATATCCACCATTATCAATAACATTCATGAGAGGATTATCTTGGTTGGGCGTAGATAAAATTTTTAAAGTATTTTTATTTGTTAAAACTAACCAAACCCATCCCGAACCAAATCTTTCTTTTGCAACTTCTTCAAACTTTGTTTTAAATCCTTGAAATGATTTAAAGTCTTTATTAATTAATTTTGAAATTACCTCGGTTGGTTTTTGTTTTTTTGGAGATAACATTTTCCAAAAAAGAGCGTGATTAAATGCACCCCCCGCGTTATTCCTGATTGTTTTATTAAATCTACTAATAGATTTAATCATTTGTTCTAGTTCTAAATCACCGTAATCTTTCTTAGAAAGTGCTGCGTTCAACTTATCAACATAACCTTTATAATGTTTATTATAATGGTATTCCATTGTTTCAGCGTCAATAAATTGTTTCAGAGCAGTATAGGCGTAAGGGAGTTTATCAATCCCAATTTTTTTCATTTCATTTAAGAAAAGTTTTTGTTCTACTTTTTTTTCTTCTAAGACAAGTTGTTTTTCGATGACTTCGATTTTTTCTTGTATTTTTTTCATATGCTTATTTTATTCTATAATAAATAAGCGGAAGTTTTGAATTATCTTATCGAATTGATTCTATTCATGATTTCTTCTATGAAATCTGCCTTGTCTATATTATCACCCATCACTGTGTCGATAATATTTTTTTTCTTGGATAACATGTCGTAAATAATACCTTCTATGGTATTTTCAAATATTGGATAATATACTGAGACATTATTTTTTTGTCCGTATCTGTAAGCTCTATCTTCCGCTTGTTGATGGTGAGCAGGTACAAATGATAAATCATTAAAAATTACCGCCTCACCTGCCGTTAATGTGATTCCCACACCTGCGGCTTGTAAATTTCCGACAAAAACTTTAATCTTGTCGTTTTCTTGGAATTGGTCAACTGAATGTTGTCTTTGTATTTTTGATGTTGACCCATCTAATCTAACCGCTGACTTTCCAAAGTGGTCAGCAATTTTGTTTAATGTATTTGTGAAGTTTGTAAAAACAATAACTTTTTTATCTTGGTCAAGAATATTTTGAACCAATTCGATTGTGTTATCAACTTTTTCTTCGGAGATAACTTGTCTAACTTTCATTAGTTTAGAGAATTGGATTGTTAAGGATTTTGTTTCATCATTTCCCTTATTGTACCAATCATAGTATTCCCCCATCAATCCTTCATATAACTTGGACTTTAATCTCAAGTATACAGGAGTAATGATTTTATCAGGTAAATCTAAAACTTCGGTTTTTAATCTTCTTAGAACCTGTTTGGAAGTTCTATCTCTTAACTCTTCTAAATTAGACGCCCCGCTTACATTCCAAACTTTTCTTTTACCCGCTCTAAATTGATAACCTTGACAATATCTTATCGCATAAGCCATCCAATTTTGAGCGACGGGACTTTCAATTAAGTTTAATAAATTATAATAGTTCATCGGTCTTGAAGTCATTGGTGTTCCTGTTAACAACCATAATCTATCAACTTTTTTACAAAAACTATTAACTAATTTTGTTCTTTGGGCTTGAGCGTTTGACACGTAATGTGCTTCATCTAAAATAATTAACTCAGGTTTGAACTTAGAAAATATTGAACTTTCTTTTTCTTTTAAATCATAAAAATTCTTTAAAATATCATAGTTCACAATTAGAAAATCAGAGTCGGTTGAAAAGTTTTTTCCTTCGGCAATGTAGACACTTCTATCGGTGTAATTTCTAATTTCTCTTTCCCAATTAATTTTCAGTGATGCAGGACAAATAATTAGAATTTTTTTTGAACCCGTTTCTAAGGCGGCAATAATTGTACTTGTTGTTTTTCCTAAACCCATATCATCGGCTAAGATGTATCTTTTTGAACCAACTAACTTTTCTATAGCCTCTTTTTGATGGTTGAGTGGAGGTCTGTGTGAATATTTTGTATAATCAATTTCTACTTTTTGAACTGTATGTGTTTTTATAATTGCTCCTTTAGGTAACCAAAAATCATGAATAGTTTCTCCTGAAAAAACTTTTCCCCATACATGGTAAGATTTATCTTTTTCAACTAACAATTTTTCAATCCAAACTTGTTCTGGTATGGTTGTATATAGTTTTTCATCAGCAATTTTCTTGGCAAAATAGGGGTCTAAATCAACCCATTTCTTTCCGATTTTAGGAGTAACTTCATGATAATTAATTATGTATTCTGATTGAGCTCTTGTTGGGTAGAATTTTTTATTAGTATTCATTTGATTTTGAATACGGAGAATATAATTATTAGCACCTGAATATGACTCAAGTATTTTGAGTGCGTTTTGTTCGATAAGATTTATTGATTGTCCTGTAATCAAAACACTAAAAAAAAGTTTTAATATAAAAATAGTAAACTTTTTAATATTTATCAATATGTCAGAGCATAAAGTTCCTATAACTCGTCTTGGAAAATTTTTTGGAGACGAAGATTTTAATTTAGATGTTGGTATCGGTCAAGAATGGTTGTACGGTGATATGAATTTTACTTTAGTATTATATCGTGTTGATAGACAAAAAACTAAAACCGATGATGTATATGGTGAAGCGTTAATGGATGGAATTAAGTTCTTACCCCCTGTTGAGTTTAAGGGGTATGTTCAAATTATTCAACCTGAAAACAAAAACATAGGAAACAGTAAAATAAATCAAATTGAACCAGGAAATTTAAAAGTTGGTGTTTATCAAAAACAATTAGAAGAACTTGGAATTGATATAAACGTTGGTGATTACATAGGTTACTATGAATCAGAAACAAGAGTTAGATATTATACTGTTGTAAATGATGGTCGTGTTATATCAGATAATAAACACACTTACGCAGGAACAAGACCATTCTATAGGTCAATAATAGCGTCTGCGGTAGTTAATAATGAATTCAGAGGATTATAATAAATGCCATTACCAAAAAAAATAAAAAAAGATATACCCCTAACTTTCTCAAAAACTCTCTTACCAAGAAGAGAAGAGTTGTTAGAAAAAATAAATAAGGACGGAACTTATTTACCTAAATCCATATTACATGCCGATTTAGATGGTGGATTTTTAAATTTTGTTAAAGAAGATTTGAAATTAGTTGTTGATGGTAAAACAGTACCAACTGTTGATATAATCATAACGACTCAAAATTGGATTCAATTTACTGAAACTTGGACTTTCCAAAATCAAGATAAAAATGCCGAACCTCCTTTTATAACAATTGTTAGAAATCCCGAAGTAAAATTTGGAACTAACCCATCTATACTTTACAACATACCCAACAGAAAATTGTTTTTCTACGCACAAGTTCCAACATGGGATGGTCAAAGAAGTGGTTTAGACATATATAAAATACCTCAACCAGTACCTGTTGATATAACATTTTCAGTAAAGATTGTTTGTAATCGTATGAGAGAATTAAATCAATTCAATAAAATCATATTAGAAAAATTCTCATCTCGTCAAGCGTATACCGTTATTAAAGGTCATTATATTCCAATCGTAATGGGTAATATTACAGATGAATCTGTTATGGATGTTGAAAAAAGAAAGTACTATGTTCAAAGTTATGAATTCACCATGTTAGGTTTCTTAATTGATGAAGATGAATTTGAAGTTTCACCAGCAATTTCAAGAGTTGTTCAAGTAATTGAATTTGACAAAACAACAACTAAAAGAGCCAAGAAAAAAGTTTTAGAAAATAGTGTTTTAACCAATCAAATATTGTTTGTTGTTGGTAATTCAACAATATCACAACTGTATAATTATACCGCAAACTTAATACTTGGGGAAACTAAAAACGTACAATCTTTCGATGTCTATATTAACAACGAATATTATGGAAGTGATGTTAATGAAATACAAGTTAACACGAAAGACGTGGTTAAATTAGTAGTAACTAAGTTAGACGACACTCAAGAATCTACAATTTACTTGGAAGATAGGTTAATTTAGTTTTCCCCATAGATATCTTTTTTTTCTTTACATTTTTCAATTATTAATTTTTCCAAAAATCTGTACATTTTAATACCTTTCTTGTCACAGTAAGTTTTCAATATATTATGTACATCAACAGATATCTTTAAATTTTTAATTTTCTTTTCGTTTTCTTTCATGGTAGAAAAAAGGCAGAAAATATTCTACCCAATTTATAAATAGTATTCGCAAAGTAAAGAATTTTGGTTTTTTTCATAATATTTATCTATAAAATAAATAAAATAAAAGAAAACTATAATGGCATCAAACAACAAAGTATTCGTATCACCTGGGGTTTATACCTCTGAAGTTGATTTAAGTTTTGTGGCACAGAGTGTAGGTGTTACAACTCTAGGTATTGTTGGTGAGACTCAAAAAGGTCCCGCTTTCGAACCAATCTTCATCACTAATTTTGACGAATTTTCGACTTTCTTTGGAGGTACATCTCCCGAGAAGTTTATAAACACACAAATTCCTAAATATGAGGCAGCATATATTGCTAAGTCATATTTACAACAATCAAACCAATTATTCGTAACAAGAATTTTAGGTTTATCAGGTTATGATGCGGGACCTTCTTGGTCTATCGTAACTAAAGCTAATGTAGACCCTGCAACTGTTGATTTCTATTGTGAAAGTGCAACAACATTATCAGGTCAATGTGTACCAACTTGTGTTGATTATAAAGTCATACCATTTATGGTACCGTTTACAGGTTGTACAAATAGTCCTAATTCAATATCATTTACGTCTTCATTACCTGCAGAAATACTTGCAAAGTATAATTTACCTTACGAAGAATTTAATGGTTCAATATCTAGTTTACAAGAAAATATTACAAACCAAATTTATGACATCATGGTTGATGACGCTTTTGGTACAGGTACATTAGAAAATGAATCAATTTATTATTATGGTATAATTTCAGGTGACACTTATGACGAGTTATCTGACCCGGTATCAGGATTTACCGCTAGCACAAATGTGTTTAATTTAGATGATTTAAGTTCAAATACTGCGAATTACGCTGACCCTAACAATGACCCATGGTACTATGCGTTATTTGATAATAACGGTAATGGTTCTTATTCAGGTTATTCATTTTGGTCGGTTGTTTCAGGATTAACTCAATTTATTACCACAACTACAACGTCAACAAGTACTTCAACAACAACCACTACCACAAACCCTTGCGTAACTCCAACTCCAATTTCAACTACAACTACGACAACTGTTAGACCAACGTACTGTTATCAAGGTACATTTATGGGATTAATTTATGTTTACTCAGGAACTCCTTATTTAAATTATGATGATTTAGTTGTGGCAACTCTACGTTCTCGTGGTATAGCAACTTATTCAAGTGATAATGGTCCTGTTTATGAAGTTACAGGTTTAACTAATGTTACTATGGATTGTTCAGGTTCTTATTCAGCGGTTACTAAAAACCCTTTTGCAACTTTCGCGTTAAATGTTACTAACAAAGATTCTCAAAACTTTATTTTTGAAACGTCTTTCACAAATTCTGACCCGAAATATATCAGTAAAGTATTTGGTACATCTAACTTTTCTAAACCTAGAACTTCAACACCTTTGTTTGTAGAAGAAAGATTCCAAACTTTATTAACTTACGGTTGGAGAAAAGGTTATATCAGAGGTTTAAGTTGTCAACTTACCGCATTACCTGATGCAAGACAAGGTTTTGACCCTACAAGTATTGCTTGGTACTTAGAAAAATATCAGTCCCCTACATCACCTTGGGTTGTTTCTGAATTAAGAGGTAGTAAAGTATTCAATTTGTTCAAGTTTACAACAATTGCTGACGGTGACGCAGCTAACACTGAAGTTAAAATATCAATTGCTAACATTTCATTTGGTAATGGTACTTTTGACGTTATTGTTCGTGATTTCTTTGATTCGGATGCTAATCCTGTTGTTATTGAGAAATTTACAAACTGTTCAATGGACCCTAATCAAAATAACTTTATTGCTAAAAAAATAGGTACTTTAAATGGTGAATACCAATTGAATTCAAAATACATAATGGTTGAGATTAATGAAGACGCACCAGTTGACGCATTACCTTGTGGTTTCTTAGGATACAACTTTAGAGAATATGCAGGTGTTAGACCTCCATTCCCAATTTACAAAACAAAATACGATTTCCCAGGTGAAGTTGTTTATAATCCTCCATTTGGTTTAGCATCAGGTGCTGATGATTTAATCAGAAGTGCAGGTGATAATGTTAGAAGAACTTATTTGGGTATTTCAGACACTATCGGTATTGATGTTGATTTCTACGGATACAAAGGTAAACAATTACCATTAGATATTTGTACTGATGTTACAGGTGACGAATGGTTTTATAAAACAAGAGGTTTCCATATGGATATAAACGCATCAGGTATTACAATTCCTGATTTGTTTACAACAAGTGGTACTCCTGAATTTTATGTAGGTTCAGCACCTTTCACATCAGACCCTGATTCAGAATCAAGTCCTTACTATCGTTTATTCGCACGTAAATTCTCATTACTATGTAGTGGTGGTTTTGACGGATGGGACATCTATAGAGAATATAGAACAAATGGAGATAGATTTGTATTAGGTAGAAGTGGTTATTTAAGAGGGGCTTGTGCATCTGTTAAATATCCTACCGCTAATGGTTGGGGAGCATTCAAACAAATTACTGTTGGAGACAACACTGTTGATTGGGCTAACACCGACTACTACGCTTATTTATTGGGTCAAAGAACATTCGCAAATCCTGAAGCGGTTAATATCAACGTGTTTGTTACACCGGGTATTGATTACTTAAACAACTCTGATTTAACAGAAAACGCAATTGAGATGATTGAAAATGATAGAGCTGACTCATTGTATATTGTAACAACTCCTGACTACAACTTATTTACCCCAATCGCAGGTGAATCAACAGACTTAATATATCCACAAGAGGCGGTAGATAACTTAGAACAAACAGGAATTGACTCTAACTATACTGCTACTTACTATCCTTGGGTGTTAACAAGAGATTCTGTTAATAATACACAAATTTATCTTCCAGCAACTGCTGAAGTTACAAGAAACTTAGCGTTGACAGATAACATCGCTTTCCCTTGGTTCGCAGCGGCAGGTTATACTCGTGGTATTGTAAACGCAGTTAAAGCACGTAAGAAATTAACTCAAGAAGATAGAGATACTCTATATAAGGGAAGAATCAACCCAATCGCAACTTTCTCAGATGTTGGAACTGTAATATGGGGTAACAAAACTTTACAAATTAGAGAGTCAGCACTTGACAGAATAAATGTGAGAAGATTATTGTTACAAGCTCGTAAATTAATTTCTGCGGTTTCAGTTAGATTGTTGTTTGAACAAAACGATGATAAAGTGAGACAAGATTTCTTAGACGCGGTTAACCCTATCTTAGACGCTATTAGAAGAGATAGAGGTTTATACGATTTCCGTGTAACAGTTTCTTCTGATACTGCTGACTTAGACAGAAATCAATTAACAGGAAAGATTTACATAAAACCAACTAGGTCGTTAGAATTTATTGATATAACATTCTACATCACACCTACAGGAGCATCTTTCGAAAATATCTAATAATTATAATTGGGTGGGAGACCAAAAACTCTCACCCTTTTTAGCCTATGAAAAAAGAATTTAAAGAAGGGATTTCAGAAACAAGTACACCAGACATGAAATATTACGCCTTTGATTGGGATGATAATATCATGATGATGCCAACAAAAATTATATTAAAAGGGGAAAATGGTGAAGATGTAAAAATGAACACCGAAGATTTTGCAACCTAT